GCTCCATTCTGGATGCGTAATATATTATTAGTAAGTGCGTAAACTCTAAGTTCTCTTTTATTAGTCTTATCGTTGTTCAAAATCAGACTTATATTCTGATCTTTAATCATACTGAAATTTTTCTGACCCGTTGGATACCATTTCTCTGGTTCAAGTGCGAAACTATATGAGTAAAATCGCCTGAATAACTGCGTTCTTGAATGGTGAATACCACTCTGAACGGCGCGCATGTTTATAACGTTTCCTGTAATTTTATCGAGAACGACCTCATTATCGAGTGTCATTTCTAAACTGACGAGGTGTTCGTAGTTTGTATACCGTATATCACCATCTACTAATACAGGGGGGTATGTTTGATTGGTATGATCGTAATCGAACGGGTGAACTGATCTCACAATACTATTTTTTCTCGCAATTACGAAATAGAGTTCTTTCACGGGGTTTGTGAAGTTGAGCCTACACTTTGTCTCGTCTCGCCCGTGTGCGGCTGATACGGGAATTTGAAAGACGTTACGCTGAAGCTGTGAGATAATGTATTCATTCTTACTCGTTTGAAGTTTCACTCGCTCGGGTTCGTCCAATTGGACCAGTTCCGTGTGGACTGATACGTCGTTAATTTTCAAACTCGATTTATCTATTGGATTACTGTCACCGAGGTAAACCACTCCACCCATAAGAGCGTGCTGTCCACAAAAATAATATAAGACACTCGGTGCGCTCGCGGGTACTACGAACGTGTACGTGGTAATATCACCGACAGTGGAAACGGTAATTCCCGTCGTGTATGTACTTATCGGTGCTCCAGCGCCGCTGGGACGACCATCTTCGTACGTAGATAATTTAAATGGATGAGTCGTGTTCGTATTTGCATCGATCGTGAACGTATAAGTACTCCCTCGGTTCAGTGTGAGCGACGGTCTATCAACACCGTCGATGTGATACTTATTGACTCCGTTAACCTGTGCAACTGTAACCGTAAAATTGGGTCCGGTGTCATATGAATCGGTGAAAGCGAGATGCCCTCCGTAAATGCAGTCTGTAACTTCACCCAATTGAATTTCAATTTCACACTCTTGTTGTGTGAGTGCACATAGGGGTATAGCCAGTTCCGGGTTGTTATGGAAATAGAATGGAATGTCCACTATATACCTTGTCGGGGCCGTCGCCTTTCCTAAATATTCATTTATAATAGGTGGTCCTCGCGACACCCCCGCCACGAACTCCTCTTCCACCTTAATCCCAGACTCTTCTCCGGGATACTTACCGATGAGTTTCGATAGAGTGGTCTGTTTCGTCTGTGTGATATAATGCTCACTATATATCTGTAACCAATCGCGGGGAATGCGTTGTATGAGCTGCCCTCCTATACTTAAATTTACATATTCTATAATCGTATGTCCGATTGATTCATTGTATCCCTGATACGCGTTCAAAGCGGGTAGATCTATATATACTCGCACACCCTTCAACAAATCACCAGAACCGGCTGGTATCGTACACTTTACAGTACTGCCATATGCGATTTCACCACTGACGCCGTGTTTTACATCGTACACTGCAAAATTTGCATGCTTCCTGAATTGTTTTATAAAATGCGTATACTCAGGATTTTCTGTAAAAAAAACATCCTGGGTACCCGTTGTGGCGAGCTGAACGCGTCCCGCCATTTCTATTATTAGATGTTAAAATTTTAAACCCGCTAACCCGCTCTCGATATGCAATACATTATAACTATGTGCGTAAACACCTACGTTGATGTTACGTGTATTAGTCGCCGTTGTTGTACCCGACGTTGCAGTGGGGATGGTGTCGAGTTCTATATCCAGTTTTTTGTGAATAATACGACTCATATTAAGTTGTCCAGTGGGGTAATAGACCTCCGGTTTAAGTGCGAATGAATATGTATAGAATTCGTATGCGGGATCTGGACACCCGGTATGGTATCTGAGTGACTGTTGGTACGCGAGATACTGACCACTGTGATCGAATACGGTTGCACCGTTACATTCGAGCTTGATATTCTTGAGTGCTCTATGATCGGAACACTTTGTATTGGTGACCGAACCTACAGTACCCCCCTTCAGAACACTCGAGAATGATTGATCTGGTGTAGATGTATTTAGAAGGCGGTCTTCTGTATTGAAATTGTTTCCGGTTTCTTCTTTCGCGAGAAACATGAGTTCCTTGACTGGGTTTTCAAATTTTAATAATACGGACTTCTTCAACTCCCCCGGTTTAAATTGCACGGTCGATTTTTGTAACTGTGTAATTACATACTCCATCGGTCGCGTGCGTAGAAAATTCTTTTCATCATCTGTGATGAAGTAGAAATCGGTGATGAGCGAGGCGCTTTTGATCGAACCTTCAGTCGTTTTCTCCCTCTGTACAACCCCACTGGAGCCTAATATATATTTAAATGTTACATCATCATCTACATCTCTAAACGTCACGCGAACTTCTACGAGTTGTTTTGTGAGCGCACACACGGGAACCGCTAAACTCGGGTTCCTGTGGAAGTAAAACGGTAGGTTAATATAGAACGTGTTATACGTATCCGAAACGGTCAGTGTTTCATTGTGACCATTCATAAAGTATAATGTTTGGTCCACATCGTCCTTATTGCTATATAATTGATCATACATGTATATATACTCCCCTGTAAGTCTTTCTATAACCTGACCGCCGATGACCAAATCTGCATATTTTATTATACTTTTACCTAATGGAATGTTATAATAATATTTTGAAACTCCCGCGTGACTGGTTAAATTGCCAAGTTTTACCTTAAGGGTCATCCCTCGTACGAGATCGCCTATATTGTTTGGTATACGACACTCAACGGAACTCCCGAATGCGCTGTCACCGGAAAATGGTATTTCTACCGCTTCGGTAGAAAAGCGTGTATGTCTTTTGAATAAGGTGACAAAATACGAAAACTGTGGATCCCCAGTAAGCCATTGGTCCTGGATACCAGTGACAGCAAGTTGTACGCGACCTGCCATTCTTATTACATGTGAGTAAAATTTTATGAATTAAAACGGGGCGGTATTATAGATGGATTTACGTTTACGAAAATTCAACCCTGCATCAATGGCTGATGATAAGGTTCTTGTATTCATAGGTAAACGTAATACAGGTAAATCTACATTAGTAACTGACATCCTGTGGCACAAGAAACATTTACCAGCAGGAATTGTTCTATCGGCGACTGAAGAAGGTAACCATTATTATCAGCAGTATATTCCCGACCTGTTTATTTATGGCGACTATGACAAGGAAGCTATAGAACGAGTTATGGATCGTCAGAGGAGATTGGTGGGTGCCGGTAAAAAGAATTGTGGCGCATTTTTACTTTTGGATGACTGCATGTACGATAATAAATTCATGCGTGATACGTGTATTCGACAATGTTTCATGAATGGGCGTCACTGGAAGATATTCTTCATGCTAACAATGCAGTATTGTATGGACCTACCCCCAGCGCTCAGAGCAAACGTTGATTATGTTTTTATTCTCAGGGAAAACATTATTCAGAATCGTGAGAAGTTGTATAAATCATTCTTCGGTATCTTTCCAACATTTGACATGTTCAATAAGGTTATGGATTCGTGTACAGAAAACTATGAATGTTTAGTTCTCGACAACACGTCAAAATCGAATAAAATAGAGGACTGTGTGTTTTGGTACAAAGCGAAAATGCATAAAAATTTCAAGGTTGGTGCACCAGAGTACTGGGCTGAACATAAAAGATCATTTAACCCTAAACAAAATGGTAACAAGGTTGACCCTAAAAATGCGAAGGCTCGTACCGCGTTGAAAATCACAAAGACGCGATAATTTTCTACATATATCTCAGATGAGTACTAAGCGTAAGACTACAAATAAGCAAACTGATATAAACTTCAGTCCGGGTCCTTCGAAGACGGTCAAAAGTTCCAAGGTTGTACGAACATTGCCACCTCTACCACGGGGTGTGGGCATGGCGTGTACGAAACCGGGGTATGTTAGGTACCTCGAGGAATTGAACACGCGTTTATCTAACGTGCGCCACAACGGGAAGCGAATAAATGTAAAGTTTTTAGAATATAGCGATAGTACAAACCAGGGAATTGTCGCGAATACATCAGCGCAGTTATTGAATGGGAAACCCCCATTGGAATTTAAGAATAATGGATCGAATATTCCCAGACTCAATGCATCGGCGGGAAGTATTCATTTTTTTCTAATTAGCATCACTAAACGTGATAACCCAAATTTAGGACACGCGGTGAACGTCTTAATGGATACGGGTAGACCACAACCGCGTATATGGGTATTTGACCCACATGGAAACCGTGCCATGGAGAGGAATGGGTATGGGAGTATTTTTCGAAACCGGATATTACCAAATATGAAAAAGTTTTTTGGGAACGTGTTCGATACCACTACCGCGAAATATTACAATGGACCCAATTTACAAGCGAATAACACTCGAGGTGTTTGTACAACATTTCACTTAGACTTCGCAAAAGCGATTCCCGGGCTGTTAAACGACACTGTAAATATACGGACATTTAGTGGTGGAAATCTCAATATAGCTGGTCGTTCAGCTTTTCTAAATAATCCAACCCTGGTCGGAACGGTGACGAGTAAACGTGTAACTAAAAAAAATATAAAAACACCACCAAAACTTACTATGACAATGGGTGCTACGACTAAAAAAAAGCGTGGTACTCGGAAGTGAACATACATACCACGAAGACCCACCTACCGTGACCATCTATGAGGATATAGACGTAGCATAGAATCTTCTAATTCGTCCACCTCATGCCATGCCCAGTGACACTCCGATGAATATGCATC